CGCCAGCCCAAGCTCCCCAACAAACTGGGCCGATTGGTATACCGAGCAGTGACCCAACTAAAACACAACCTGGTGAAACTGGGCCGTTTGATCCTAATGCTGAACCACCTGCTCCAGCACCCGCTCCAGAGCCTGAAGCAGAACTAGCACCACCAAAGCCGTTGCCAGACACAAAGGAGCCTGCCCCTGAACCTGAAGGTATCACTACCTTTACGTTTTTTAGAGGCGATGAGATGGGTGATGCCAACCCTGCTGCGCTTTACAACAGGGCAGATTCGGTTGAATTTACGCAAAATCAGCTAGAAGAGTACTTCAACGAAGAAGGCTCTGGAATGTTACGACAGGCTTTCGGTAGTTTTAGTAACTACTTGGGCTACATGACAGAGCGTGAGCAACTTATTCAGTCGGGTGACTATGATGTAGGTAATTGGGTTGAGCAAGGAGTAACAGAAGCAGGTTTAACTGAAGATCAAAGAATGCTTCTTGAAGGAGATGCAGACCTTACTGTTGATCCTAGCGATCCTATGCAAAACATTGAAAGCATAGAAATGTCTGTAGGCACTTCTAGACAAACTGCTTACGATCGTTGGGTTAACTCTGAAGCTAATCAAGCGCTTTTAGCTAAATATGGTGTAGATGGCACCATGTATAATAGTGACGGAGACGCTTTTAAATGGAATGGCTCCGCTTACGTCAAAACAAATAAAATAGACGATAGCGTAAGTGTAGGAGACATTGCTAAATTAGGTTTTGCAATTGCTCTTAGTGTAGTAGCAACCCCTGCAATTGCTAGTGCAATAGCTCCGAATGCTGTTGCTGGATCTGCTGCTGCATTATCTGCAAATGCCGCCGCCTCTTCTATCGTAAATGCAGCAACACAGTTATTAACAACAGGACAAATAGATCCTGAAGGTGCTTTACGAGCTGCTGCGACTTCTTTTTTAAGCAACACAGCAATGAACTCCTTAAGAGAAAGCGGAGTATTTGGTCAGATTGGCGACGCTGTTAATACTACTACAACAGATCAACTTGTAAGTGCAAATGGAGACGTTCTTGGTCAGATTGTTAGGGACGCGGCTGGAAATATTATTGAATCAACTGGAGTAGATTCTAATGTTTGGTTTGCATTGGCTTCTGAAACAGGCGCAGTAATTCAAGAAGGTCAAAGCATAGTTTCACAAATAGCTTCTGTATTGCCCGATGTTCCCGAATGGCTATATGACGCGGCACAAACAACGGTAGATGCTGTTGATCAATTGTTTGAAGACACAAGAAGAAGCATTGGAGCTACCATTTCTGGGGATTTAAATTTTGAACCGTCTGACATTAGCAATGACCTTATCTTTATAAATCAGTTACGCGAAGCAATCGAAAGAGAAGAAAATCCAGAAGTTAGAGAGGGTTTAGAACAAGAGCTAAGTCGATTTGAAGAACAAGGAGTAGAGCAAACAGAAGAAGATATCTTTGCCGATACAACTCAAGAAGCTACAGGCTTAGAAGCTTCAGTAATTAATGATCTTTTTTCTGATTTTATGGAAGAGTTTAGGTCTGAGTTTGAAGGTCAGCAAGGTATTACGATTGAGCAAGTGCAAGAAGTTGTTGCTAATGCACTTGGCGGTATTGAACAACCTGAAAACCTTACAGAGGAACAAGTGCAGCAAATAGTTAATAATGCTGTTGCTTCTATACCGCAGGCTGACACGTTATCTGAAGAGCAAGTACAGCAAATTGTTAGTAATGCTGTAAGTGCGATTGAAATACCTGAAGGTATTACAACTGAAGAAGTCAGCAATATCGTCAATCAGGCTATCGAAGGTATCCCTGCTGGCACTAGTCCAGAGCAGGTTCAAGAAATAGTTAATCAAGCTATTAGTAGCATTGAGATCCCAGAGGGAATGACTTCTGAGCAAGTTCAACAGATTGTTGATACTGCCGTAAGTGGCATTCAGTTCCCAGAAGGAATTGACGCAGAAGATGTAGATCAGATTGTTAGTGAAGCGATTAGAAACATTCAATTCCCAGAGGGTATTACAACTGAAGAGGTTCAAGGAATTGTAGATACGGCAATAGCAGGAATTGACATACCTGAAGGTATTAGCGAAGAACAAGTAGGCAACATCGTTAATACCGCTATCGCCAATATAGAGTTTCCTGAAGGCGTAACTCAAGAGCAAGTTAACCAAATTGTTAACCAGGCTATTGGAAACATACAGTTTCCCGAGGGTGTAACACAAAGTCAGGTTACTGAGATTGTTAACCAAGCTATTGCTGGTATTGAATTTCCTGAGATAGACACATTATCTACTGATGAAGTTCAAAGTATTGTTAACACAGCAATTAGCGGCATTGAGTTTCCTGAAAGCATTACATCAGAGCAAATTTTAGAAATTGTTTCAGGACAGCTTGCTAATTTGCCAGCAACAACAACGCCTGAGCAAGTTGAACAAATTGTTTTGGAAGAGGTATCTGAACTTCTTGGAAATTTAGAAAGAGGCCTTGGAGATTTATTAGAAGGCGTACCAGAAGAGCTTGAAGCAGCAGAAGAAGAGCGAGCAGCTTTAGGCGGTCAGCTAGGCACACTAAGCACTGAAGTAGCTGATATTGCAGAAGATCTTATTGGTGTTGGTGGTGACATTGAGGATCTTGATGAGCGCACTCAAGAGCGACTTGATGAGCTTGGTTTAGATCTTGAAAGCTTAGGTCTATTAGTCAATGTTAATTTTGAAGCACTGCAAGAAGGTATGTTGACGCAAGAGTCAGCCATGCAGGAGCTAATAGAAGAAACAACCCGCCAGACAGAAGAATCTTTGACTGAGCGACTAGAGCAGGCAGAAGAAGGCTTTGCGACTAGCCTGTCTGACACAGAAGCAAACCTGCTATCTCAGATTACAGGCGTTGAGGCCGGAGTACTTCAGGAACTTGCAGAAGTTGAAGGCGGATTGCAGGAGCAGTTTGGTGAACAGTTTGGTCAGGTTCAGGAGCAAGTAGCAGGTATTGGAGAGCAGGTAGCTGGCGTAGGCGAGGGTCTTGGTCAGTTAGGTCAAGCAATTGGCACAGGGTTGCTAGGTCTTGCGGCAGCTCAACCTACAGCCCAACAAATCGCATCTGCTATGCCGCGACAGCCTGTAAAGTTTGATCCATTCCTTAAGGGCCTTAGCCCATTTCAACCACTTACACCTTTAACTTTGCGTCCTATACAAGAAAAAGACGCAGTAAGCGAACTCAATAAATTTATCGGTAGACAGACAGGAATGCTTGTATGACATACCTCAATCTAATGAACAATGTATTGCGTCGTCTTCGAGAAGAAGAAACTACATCTGTGACAAGCACCACTTACGTCAAGATGGTTAGTGACTTTATTAACGATGCCAAAACCTTGGTGGGTCAGGCAGCAGATTGGTCTGCGCTACGAGAAACACTCACGATCTCAACAACCGCTTCGGACAATACCTATTCGCTAACAGGCGGTGGTGACAACGTAAAAGTCATGTCAGCACTCAATGACACACAGAATTGTTTTTTGGAGTATCGAAGTAAGGATTACTTTAACGATGCTCTTTACATTCAAAGTGCTGCTACAGGTGCCCCGAAGTACTTTACTTATAACGGTCTGGATTCTAACGGTGACACTCAAATACTAGTAGGGCCTACACCTGATGGTGTGTACAGCCTTCGGTTTGATCTTACCAAAAGACAAGCTGACCTTAGCGCAAACACCGATGTGCTTTTGATACCTGCTCAACCGGTTATTCACTTAGCAGTTGCACTATTGGTGCGTGAAAGAGGTGAAACAGGTGGTACATCAACGGCTGAGTACTTTCAGATTGCCAACCAGTATTTATCTGATGCTATTGCCATAGATGCAGCCAAGCATCCAGAAGAGATGATATTTAGGACGGTTTGATATGGCTCAACAACTCCAAAGTATCAATCTTGTAGCCCCGGCGTTTAAGGGTGTTAACACTGAAGACTCGCCGTTAGCTCAAGATCCGTCTTTTGCTGAGATTGCAGATAACGCTGTAATTGACAAGCGAGGACGTATTGCTGCACGTAAAGGCCACACTGTTATTACGACAAATAAGACTGTATTAGGCACTGCATCTATACGAGGTATCAAAGAGTTTAGGGATGATGGTGGCAACACTAAAATATTTTCTGTCGGCAACAACAAGATTATGAGCGGTACAACTACTTTGGCAGATGAAACGCCTGGTAGTTACACAATCAACGCTGACAATTGGAAGATGGTGACGTTTAACGACAAAATCTACTTCTTTCAAAGAGGACTACAGCCACTAGTCTATGACAATGCTACTAACGCAGTAGCTACGCTTAGTTCTGTGTCTGGTGCTAACGGCATGACTAGCGCAAAGTATGGCAACGAAGTTTTAGCCGCATTTGGTCGCCTTTGGACAGCAGATTTTAGTACAGACAAATCTACGATTTACTGGTCTGACCTACTTCAGGGTCATGTTTGGACTGGTGGATCTAGCGGCAACATCGATATTTCTACTGTTTGGCCTGATGGTTACGATGAAATTGTTGCTTTAGCCGCACATAACGACAAGCTAATTATTTTTGGTAAGCACAGTATTGTTCTTTATGCGGGAGCCACAGCCCCTGCCAGTATGACGCTTGAAGATACCGTATCGGGTGTTGGCTGTGTTGATAGAGATACCGTTCAATACACCGGCACAGACGTACTGTTTTTGTCGCACACAGGACTCAAAAGCTTTGGTCGTACGATCCAAGAAAAGTCACTGCCAATCAGCAGTCTGTCTAACAACATTACAAAAGACATCATTGCCGCACTGCAAAACGAAACACAATTTTTTAGATCAGCATACAGTCCTGAAGAAGGCTTTTATCTTCTAACATTTGTAGGTCAGGACATAACGTATTGTTTTGATGTTCGCGGCACGTTAGAGAATGGTTCGTATCGAACAACTCGATGGCCTTCTACTGGCTTTACTGCTTACACCCGACTTGAAAACGGTGATTTACAAATCGGTACATCCAACGGGATTAGTAAGTATGAAGGCTTTCAAGACAACAATCTTGGTTACCGATTCCGTTACTACAGCCCAAGCCTGACGTTTGGTGATAGCTCACGAATTAAGATTCTTAAAAAACTCAAACCCACATTGGTGGGTGCAAACAATGCAACAGTATTTATGAAGTGGGCGTATGACTTTGATACGACATATGCTACAGCAGAGTTTACGGTAGGCAACCAGATCACTGGTTTCTACGGTGAAAGCGAGTTTACGACCGTTGAATTTACCGGCGGACAACTTACTAACCAGCGCAGTATTAATACAACAGGATATGGCACCAGTGTTCAGGTAGGTCTGGAATCAGAGATTGATGGATCACCCTTATCACTACAAGAAATTAACGTAATGGCTTTGATAGGTAAGCTACTTTAATCGGGAGATAACAATGATTTTTCCAACAGTACAAGCGCCTGCGACAATTCAAGAAGATCCTAGCGCTCTCGATCAAATATTTGGAGGGTTGTTAGGTGCTGGACAATCTATTTTGTCTTCCCCTGATGCGCTTACGGGTATTGCTGGCGGCTTGCTAACAAGAGAAGCGTATGATCGCCTAAGTAATATTGGTGAGCAGGCTAAACGTGAAGCTATGAGCCTTGCCGAGCGTGGACAAAGAGAGTCTGAGTTTAGGCCCTTTACGGTGACTACTCCTACCGGCGCTATGTTTACTGCAAGATTGGGTGGTCAACCTATGGTTAGACCAATGCCTGTGCAAGGTGGCAGAGACTTTTTGCCTACACCGCCTGCGGTAACTCCAATAAACCCACCTTCTATGATGCTTCCTGAGCAACCTACAGTAGACAGGCCTGGCATGGTCACACCTCGTCCAGTTGGTAATGACTCAGACAGATTTAGAAGACCGTTACCTCCATTATTACAACCAATAGTTCAAGATGCTCCCGTGCCTTCTACCAGTGAAGGCCTTGAGATTGGCATGACACTTTCTCCTGAAGAGCAAGCCTTACAACGACAGTTGTTTGGTGGTGCGGGTGACTTTTTTGGACAGGCACAAACGCCCATCGCTACCCGTGAACAACAAATTTTTGATCGGATGCGAGCTGCACAAAGACCTGATGAAGAGCGTCAGAGGCTTGCGTTAGAAGAACGACTTCTATCACAAGGTCGGCTAGGAACATCATCAGCAACCTATGGCGGCGGTACACCTGAGCAGTTAGCGTTAGCAACAGCGCAGGAAGAAGCTCGTAATCGCGCCATGTTGACTGCAATGCAACAAGCACAAGCAGAGCAGGCGCAGCAAGCAGCCTTGGGTGGTCAATTATTAGGTGCTAGTTTCTTGCCACAACAACAGTTAATTGAAGCTACTCGCCCGGGCTTAATTCAACAAGAGCTTGCACAGCAGGCACAGCAGTTTGGTACAGGACTCTTTGGTGAAACTGCACTGTCTGGTATTGAAGCACAGCTACTGCAAGAACAGGCACGGGCTAACCTACTGGGCGGAATTGGTAGTAACCTAATTACGGGTCTTATGAACCAACAAAGAGCAGCAGCTAGTCAAGGCGGCTCCGGTGGTGGTTCGGGGCTAGGTGGTTTGTTTGGCGACATCGTCGATAACCTTGGCAGTGTAGGGTCAGGCATCAGAAGACTTTTGAATTTTTAAGGGGCTAAATTATGGCTAGGTTTTCACAATCATTTTTACGGTCATTGACACAGCCCTCATTTCAAGAGGGGTTGTTTACTGCGGCTCGCGGCATTGGTGAAACTCCAGGATTGCTAAGACAACAACAGCAACAACGGGAAGAAATGGAAAAGCTTCGCGGGATGGGTGCTGTTGAGCGCGCAGAGTTTATGGCAGGAAGAGCAAGAACGCCTGAAGAGTTAATGCGGGCAGAAGCATCAAAAACTGCTGCAGTTAAACAAAGCTCTCTTGAAAGTCTTCGCGGCCTTGAAGCCGCCAGACAAGCTGCAGAAACAAACGAAGAAAAACTTCGCATAGAAAATATTATGTCCCGTGTTGCTGTTCAAGCTGGCGTAGATCCCTCTACGATTACAGGGCGCACTCAAGAAGAGCAAGATGACGCATTACGCAGAGAAAACGCTAGAGTTTCTGCTCAACTTAATAAAATTAATTTAGAGACAAAACAAAGAGAACAACAAGAAGACGCCTTACAAGAGGCTTATTTTGCTGTACCTGAAGGCAGTAGAGAGGCATTCGAAAAAAACTTAATTGATTCTGGTTTTGCCTCAGTAATTCAGGACATAAAAGAAGAAAAACTTAGAAAAGAAACGGCTAATTTAAATTACACAAATGCTTTGCAAAAAAAACAAGACGTTGATGCTCAGAAAAAAACTGCACTAGCAACTAAGGAATTAGAGTCTTCTATAGACAACTCCAATATTGATAAAGCCTTAAAGACGAACTTAAAAGAAAGATTGTCAATGATAAAGCAACCAAACTTTGAAGCGGGTGAAACGTGGAATAGTGGTGAGAAAGAAAACGCTATTAGAGAGTTTAACGCAATAAATGATCTTCTAAGTCGAGCGGTTGTATCCCAATCAAACGAAAAAAGAAGGCTGGCTGATAGGATTAGCAGACTTAAAGACGGCGCTGCAAAGTACGTTCCTTCAGAAACTGCCATTAAATCTTTTCAGGGTCGTTTTCTTGCGGGTGGCGGCACTGGCGCTAGGGTTGACAGAGAAGAAGCAGTACAAATGGCTAGACAGCAAGCCCTTGCTCCCTTGTTAGCTGAAATTGAAATTCTTGAGCAACAACTAGGGCAGCTTAACACCACTAATGTTGACTCTGATTCTGACGAATCTAACGACGTCGACGAAGAGGGAGCGCAAACAGTAGGACGTTTTACAGTAAAAGTAGAGGGGTCTTAAAAATGCCTACTTATAAAGTAACAGACCCTGACACTGGGCTTACTTTATCGTTAACTGGTGATTCACCCCCAACTGAAGCAGAGCTTGAAGAAATTTTTGGTGCTTATCGAGAGCCTACTGAGCGTGAGCGCTTAGAAGAAGAGTTTGCTCAAGCAGAAAGAGAAAGGCAGTTAGCCGGCCAAAGACTAGAAGCCGCGCTAGATACTCCACTGGAAAATTTAGCAGAAGGTATACAGGAGTTTTCTGCCGCTGGCGTTGGTGCCGCCGCAGATATAGCTACATTTGTGGCTTCGCCATTAACGTACGCTTATGAACAAGCAACAGGCCAAGACGTTCCCACGGGACGAGAGGCTCTTGCAATGATTGACCCGAGGCTAGATCCAAACAGGCAATTTGTTGAAGAGAGAGGTGTAGCTCTAGCTCCTAGACTCGCAGGTGAGCTTACAACCGCTGGCGCTGGCTTTGCTCAGGTAGCTAGGGATCCATCTAGGATTGCCACAGCTTTAAAAGATATTGCTGGCTTGGGAATGACTAAAGCCCCTGTTGTAGCGCCTACCGCCGTGGTCGCAAAAACAGCTAGAGATTTTGATTTGTCAACAGAGCAAGGACTCAAAGACTTTGCTGATGACGCGGCAATTCGCTTTGATGTTGAAGAGGCTCGACCTAAGTTTGAGTCTTATGAAAAGTGGGAATCAGAAGAGTTGCCTGCTTACGAAAAAAAGATGAAGGCTTTAGGTGATGAATGGGATAAAGCGGCAACTAAAATTAGCCAAGCCGATGAGCGACTGGCAAGCGCAATAGAATCTGGAAGTCAGTCAAGAATTGAAAAAGCACAAGACAATTTAGCTGTCGCAGAAAGCAAGCTTGAAGAGATAGAACTAAAGTTTGAGACGGCACCTAAGCCGCCAAAAATAGAAGCAACAACAACACAAAGAAGAAGCTTTGTAAAAGAAGAGCTGCGATCGGCAGGCGTGTCTGAGGACGTTATTAGTAGGGTTGTTATCCCTCAAAGATACAGAAAGCCAAAACCCTTTGAAGAGTTAATGCAGTACGACGTTTCAGTTATGCGCGGGGCTTATGATATCAAGCCAAAAGCATCAGCAGGAACTATAGAAAGATTTGCAAGGCCGGTGTCTGCTTTAGTTAGTAAGTTTGCTGGCCCAAGGGCCGGCGTTCTTTTTGAGTCAAGTTTTGAAACAGCCGGAAGAAAACAAGAGCTTTTTTTGAATAAATATTATTCAGAAGAAACTCAAGATTCTTTTGCAGAGTTGGTTGACTGGGCTAACAATGACGACATCAAACGCTTGTTTTTAGACTTAAACCAAAACCCTGATAATTTAAAAGAAATACTTCAGCAAGGCTCTTCGATGAGCAAAGAAGCAAACGCTCTTTTGAGAAGTTTGGTGGCCGACAGTAAGGCGCATCAAAAAGAATCAGGAAAAATATTTAAAGAAGAAGTTCAAAAAGATGAGGTTTACTGGGCTTCAGGAACAAAGAGAGATCAAATTGATGAGGAGGGCCTTGGCCCTGACATAGAAACAGGAAGAAGAGTTGAAGCAGGATCTCAAGAAAGAATAAGAGGTCTTGCTGAAGATATGGATATAGAAGAGTTAGAGCAGTATGCCAACCCAATACTTGAGCAGGTTAGCCGAATTGCAAAACAACAGACCTTAATAGAACTGGCAAAATCTTTTAGGATGAGGCCAAGCCTTGGGCTAAATGAAGACACTTCAGCGTTTTTTCAAGAAATGGAAAGGGCGGTAACAAAGCAATCTAATTCACCTATTACAGGGAAAAGAGTGGCCGACCTAGCAAACTCTACATACATAGGCGCAAGAAGCAGGCCTCACAGTGCGATAGAAGCGTTTATGAAGCAATCATACGCAGGCACTTTGGGTCAGTTTGATTCTGCTTTTTTAAACCTACATGATGCCGCTGTTTCTATGGTTAAAAATGGCGTTGTTCCAACGATGAGAGCAATAACGCAAAGAGAGGGGATGCGAATTCAAGACTTTGGCATAGGCGGAAATTCAAAAAACATTGGTGAGTTTCAGGCTGGATTCGATGAGACGCTAGAAAAAAGCATGATACAAAAAGGTGCCGAATGGTATCAAGACAAGGCATTTAAGTGGTCTGGCTTTAGGGACGCTGACAGATTAGGAAAAGGCATTGTACTTAGAGGCGCTCTAAACGCTATGCGAAAAGCCTCAAAGACTGGAAAGCTTGAAGAATTTAACAAGTATTTTTCCCCAGAAGAAGTGGCAATAATTCGAAAGCATTTAATCAAGGAAACTCCACTCCAAGAGATGCCAGAAAAAGCTAGGCAAATAATTGTTAGAGGCATGTTTAGTAGGCTTGGAGAGCAACAACTTATATCTGCGGCAGGAAGGCCCCTTGGATATTTAAATAACCCAAGTTTTAGACCTGTATGGGCCTTAACAGGATTTGCTATAAAACAGGCCGAGCTTGCGAAGTTGGGAATGATAGATAACATTGCCTCAAAAAATTACAAAGAGGCTGGCAAGTTTACAGCCAACTACATGCTGTTTGCTGGTTTGGGTTACGGTCTTATTAATCAAGCAAGAGGATTGCCCCAAGCTGTATTAGGCAAAGAAGAAAAAGAACCAAGCTTAGAAGGCGTTGTTATAGACGCTTTATCTCAGCCATTACAGGTAGCTAGTTTCGGAAAGCTAGGCGATCCCTACTCAAATGCACAGTTTAGACAGGATCCTGTAGGGTATCTGATGTCTTCATTTGTTCCCCCAACAGGGCTGATGGGGAATGTCGGAGAAGATTTAGTAGACCTTATCTTCAAGCAGGAGTCAGACTTTAAAACGCTTCGCAGTATTCCTGGCGGCGACGAGCTAATAGCCTTGCTTTCTGATTAATCCCAACTAACAAACTCCAACCATCCTGCTACTCCCGAGGCTCGTTCGTTCTCCATACGTGCGGCCTCAGTTTTATAGTGTTTAGCGATTAGCTTCTGTTCCTTGTTCATCCTCTTGCCAAGGTTGATGTCCTCTGCCTTTTCCCTAATCAACTCCAAGGCACCCTCGCCATAGGTATCGATGTAATGGCGGACAAAGTAATCAGGGTTGCTACCGTATCTCTGGTGACAGCCATAGCAGTGAGCGAAGGCATTCATCGCATCGTACCGTATTCCTTTCTTTGATCGGCTGAAGTAGTGAGAGCAATGCAATCCAGCACTGTTTGACTCGTACTGTGCGCCACATCCCTGGCACTTGAAGTCACTACGCAGTCTGACGCATCTACTGAACCAATGATCTGCTGCTGTTCTTTTGAGCTTCATTTGCTTTCTCTCATTTCGTCTAGGTCTCTAAGGTCAAAGATGTAACTAACCTTTGCGTTACCCCTTGTATCTTCCTTCCTGTTCTTGTACTCATGCTTTACGGCCTTGCCGGTAGTGATCAGTGTCTTGGCTCTCGACATGGTAATCATGTAAACGCCCGCCCATGCAACGTCAAGCAATACAATGATGTTTGGATACAGCTTCACATATCGCACTATGTCCTTTTGGTTAATTGATATAGCGTACTCTGGCGGTATCCCAAACAACTCTTGTGACTTTCTCCAAGGCTCCCTGATGCTCTTCAGATCCATTGGAACCATACCAACTAGATCGTGCGTGTATGGGTCTTGATGCTTGTTTGCATTCATTGCCACCGCCCATCCCGTCAGTTTGTTAGTGGCTACGAAGTCGTTTTCTGCAAGTTCTCCCGCCTCGCACCATGACTTCTTGTCCTCAAGATCAATCACAACTGATCCTTTAGTTGTTGAGGGAATGGCACATAGATTTGTTTGTTCTCTGAGAGCCACCTAATTAGCACCTCAGCGGCTTCTGATAGTTCAGCAGGGGTAAGCCTAGTTGTTGTGTCCTTATCGAACATGGCCTTTGCAGTGGGCTTGTAAAGCATCTCTTTTACCAGTACCTCAGTGAACGGTATCTCGACATTATCACTGAACGGGTGTCGTACCCAGTAACCCGCATCGTTTAACTGAATAGCTATCTGCCTAAACCACAAGTGCATGGCGTTGTTCTGCCGGTCACTCCGCGTAGTTTCCTTGATTGAGTACATGACGTGCTTGCCATTCTCGTACTGCTTTTGCACGAAGCTGATGAAGAACTTTAACTTGTTCTTGTTATCGACTATCCAGCGATGTGCAGAGTCAGACATATCATCTCCATTCAGTTTGCCCAGTTTGCCCAGTTTGCCCAGAAATTCCCCAATGCCCTTGTTTTAGGGGGCGGGTTGAGTGCCCGACCATAGGGTGGGGGGTAAAACTTGGGCTTCAGGGGCAGACGGGGCATTCTGGGCATTCTACATTGGGTTCCATCGGTAATACTTCTTGCCATGTGCACCTTTGCGCTCCAGTGTGAGGTTGTTTCCCTTCAACAGGTCGATGCAGTTACGCAGCATCTTCTTTGTACAGCCGTTAGGATTCACCTCATGGTCACTCAGCAGATCAAACAACTCTGATTGTGCCCATAGCTTGCCTTCTTTCATGACGCTACTCAGTAGGATGTATTCATCTTCGTATTTGGATAAAGCCTTGCCGATATTGATCTGACCTCTTTGCTTTTCCTTTAGCTCGCTGATGTCATCGGTACTCATGAACTGCACAGAATCCACGGACTCTTCGTAGTGAACAACTGCGCTAGTTTGCTTGTACTTGAATCCACCCTCGAAGCTGATCTGGCTCCGATCTTTTTCATTGATTACTAATAGTTCCTGATAGGCGGCGAACTTATCGTTCACTGGGTCAAGGCCAAACATATTGTCTACGTCTGACTTCAGATCCCCCACACCTTCATAGATCAAACGACCGTCCATGCTTCGGTGTTTGTTGCAGTGACCCAACAAGATGACCGTGCCGCCTGCTGCTGCAAACTCACGGAAAACGTGTAGCACGTCCCGCATATCGCCTTTGTTCAATACTGGCGCGAACTTCTTTAGGGTGTCACAGATGACGATCTTGCCATCGGCCTGACCCTCTTCACGTATTGCACTGAGTAGGCGTAGCGCATCATCCGTCGTTCGTAACATAGGATCTGGAGAGTTGGATAGGGTGATCATGGTCATCCCATGCTTCCTGCCCATCTTCGCCTTTTGGAGTACACCCTTGGCACCGTCATCTTCGTTAAAATAGATCACATCGGAGCCTTTTATCAGGTTATTCCGAATACTCTGGAAGAGGTTGCCTAGTATCCATACTGTCTTACCGGCACCACTAGGCGCGTAGACAAGGGTGACTGTTCCCGTAGTAATCATGCCTGGCACTACGTCTCGCTCTTTGGCAAGCCTTTCTTCCATCTCTTCAATGCGGTCATTGACTGCCGCGTACATGAGTTTTGATAGCGCAGAGGATGTTCCGTTCTGGTGCGTTGCTCCGTTTATGTGCGGGGTAAGTATCTGAGTGGGGTTTGCTTGAATCTTATTGAGTTCTTGGCAATAAATGTCCCATTCATCCTGCATGGGTGTCTCCTTTTTCGTCTCAGAAAGCCTCTAACTTTGGCCTAGTTTTGCCTAAGTGTCAAACATGATCTGACTACTGTTAAAAATGTTTACAGATGTTTACATCTTTATACAACTTTAGTACACTTGGTTTTCGATCAGCGTATATTGCAGTTCGAAATAATCTAACCAACCAAAAGGAAATAGCTATGAAGTTTAAAATGAACGCTGAGGCTTTGATTGCGCCTCCACATAAAATGGAACATGAGATTCGTCATGACTTAACAGAAGTTGAGCAAGGAATGGGGTTTTCTGTATTCCTTCACATGAACGACACCAATATCAACCAAAAGGAAATAACTATAGAGCCTTACTACACAGTTGAAGACTTGAGCGGCAAAGAGTTAATCCGAATAAGTGCTACAGATAAAAGCAAGTTTCATTTGTTGATGGAATTGCTTGAAGACCTTGCTGATAAATACATGAAGAATCGCGTTCATTAGGAGAACATTATTATGAGTTATTTAAAAGATAGTATTCCATGGGGAACTTTTGAGTCAGAAGAAGAGATGATGACTGATCTTACATACAGAGTTGCTGCTAATTTTTTAGCAAGCTTTGTACTAATGGTAATGCCTGGCCCAAGCCATCATCCAGAAAAAGACAAAACTGAAGATGAAATGATTGCGGAAGTGCAACGACTTGCTTTTGATTTTGTTCGAACAGAAGGCTTTGATGATGCCTTCGAATCTGAGTTAGTAAATAGATTTATGAGTTGGGATGAACATCAAGCGATAGAAATAACAAGAGAGGCGTTGAGGAAGTTCAAAACAAAAGTTAAAGAACCTATTCATTAATCGTTATTTAATTACATCTCAACACAACAAAGGAGAGAGAGATGAACGGAATCCCTGAGAATATCAACAACCTTTTGAGAGAGGTTGGGGCCAATGAGACCGATGTTTGGGAGGTTCGAAAAAATACTTGGGTTGTTAAGCATAAAGCGTTAGAGCGAATAGCCGCCCATCTAGATATTAAGTTTGACTCGCCAAAAATAATTCATGCCGACATGGAATCGAAGCAGGTAGCTATAGAAGTTAGTGGCAGTGCAGGCGAGAACACGGCATGGAGTATTGGCGAGGCGGCTCCATATAACAACAAAAACTCATACCCTTTTGCTATGGCAGAAAAACGAGCCAAGGATAGGGTCATCCTCAAGCTTGCCGGCATTCATGGAGATGCTTACAGCGAAGAAGAGGGTGATGATTTTAAAGAGGCAGAAAGAGAGCTGAACTGGCTTATAGCTCACAACGAAGCCTGCATGAATCATTTAGGGTCAATCTACTTTGTTAAACAATACTTAGAGGGTGATGATCCTAAGTGGGACAGTGCTGCTGAAGCGTTTTCAGAAATACCAAACGAAGACCAAGAGTTAATTTGGAAGGCCCCAAAGAAAGGTGGTTTCTTTACTACAAAAGAGCGTGAACAAATTAAATCCACTGATTTCAACCAGGCCATGAAGAGATACCTCAACGATCAAAAGGGAGAGTCAAATGAGTGAAACAATATATGTAAACAGCATGACTGTGAGAGCAGAACCAAAGATGGATTGGATGATCGATGGCATGGCAATCAAACAGCCGCATCCAAAATCTTTCTCGAAGGCAAAGATATCTATTAACTTGGAGTCGTTTGGTAAGTGGTTAGTTGAGTTTGAGAGACAAAATATCGATAACGATTACATCAATCTCATGGTTCAAGAGCCATACTTTCAAGCCAAGGTGTCTTTAAAAATTGATGAGTTCAAAGACTTCATTTCAGAGTTTGCTGTTAACAATCCTGGTAAACAATGGGTCAACATTGACATCAATGAGAAAAGATCGGGCGGTCTTTACGCAGCGCTGGATACTTGGGAGCCTAACAAGCAAGAGGCAAAGCCAAAAGAAGAATCTAACAATGATTCAATGCCAGAGTGGATGAAAGGTTAAGTCCGTTGGTCTGGTTCCGTGCCAACGTCCATTGCCCCGTTTAGTGCGGGGCTTTTTTAGGAGATTAAAATGACAGAGCAAACTGAATTCTTGTATTACCGTGACCTGTTTGACATCTTTAAGGTGTACCAAGTGCCAAAGCTGCTCCGCATCTTGGATGAACAGGGTATTAATTACTTTAAGTCGGCGGATGGAAAGCCCTTTACA